CGGCCCGACACGCGACATGCTCTGCCAACAGGTTACCTTCCGGGTAGCATGTGTTGTGGCGCTTCGATGGTTAGAGCCTGATAACAAAGAGCTTTTGCACCATCTTCCCCGCACCTTGGATGAGTTGCTGGACGCGAAGCTGTCCGACATGCTCGACAAATACTGATCCGCGCCGGCCGGCTGCCGGCAACATCCCACGGAGACTACATGGCAAAACGAACCAAAGCACAACGCCGCGCCGCCGCCCTTGCAGGGGTCGCCAAGCGCCGCGCCAACGCTGCCGGCCGCGTCGGTAGCGCAGACGTCAGCCTCGATAAGGTCATCGTCAATATGCTGGGCAGTGGCGTTGGCGAAGCCATCACGGCAGAGCGGGGCAACACTCACGGTAGCTTCGCGCAGAACGCGATGATCTCCCAGCAGATCAAGCAGTCGGTGCGAGCCTTCGACGGGCGCAACGGTACCGAGCGGTCGAGCATTCAGGAAGAAGCAATCGACATGATCGCTCTCAAGCTCTCCCGCATCGGCAGCGGCCACGCCAACCATGCCGACCATTGGGTCGACATCATCGGCTACGCGCAGCTGGCGTTGAACGAGCTGCAGGGCAACTAACAACTAACCTCCAGAGGTAACGTACCATGACGACAATCGGCCTTCCCGCAGACGGCGGCTTCGCGCGCATCTGGCGCTTTACCTCTGGAGTTCTTCCGGCTGGCACGGTGTGCCAGTTCGATGGTAAGATGAACATCCTCACCATCGACCGTGAGGAGTTCGACAAGCTGGACGATGACCAGCAGCGCGCTGTGTGGCGCACCACCGCACCCGAAATCCGTTCCATCTAGCGCACTCACGCGCACCTCACCAAGGAGCTACCCATGCGTTTCTCTGAACTTCGTGACAACGTGATCGACAACATCGACAGCGGCATCGCCACGCACTTGAAGTCTTCGCCGGGCCGCGGCAAGAGCGAGTTCGTGACCGGGCTGATCGACTACTTGTCGGCGCGCGACGGTGAGCAGTGGGGCCTCGCCACCTGCTTCCTCGCGACCATGACACCATCGGACCTGATGGGCTACATGATCCCGACCAAGCTGGACAATGGTCAGATCGCCTCGGTCTTCTCGATCCCGCCGTGGATGATGACCAAGCCCACCAAGGAACATCCGAAGGGCCAGAACATCAACGAGTTCAAGCGCGGCATCGTGTTCTTGGACGAGTTCGGTCAGGCTGACGGCGACACCAAGAAGGCGGCTGCCGAGCTGATGCTCAACGGTCGCATCGGCCAGCATCAGCTGCACTCGGGCATCGCGGTCATCGCGGCGTCGAACCTCAAGGGCGACCGTTCGGGCGTCACCAAGGACTTCGACTTCCTGATCAATCGTCAGTGCGAGATCACCATCACCGACGACATCGTGAGCTGGACCGAATGGGCGACCGGCCACGGCATCAGCGCGACCACCATCGCCTTCGCCAACCAGAACATCGGCACCGTGTTCGCCTCTGGCGTTCCGGCCGAGCAGGGACCGTGGACTACCCCTCGCTCGCTCGTGATGGCAGATCGTTTGATGCAGCGTAAGGCCGCTCGCAACAAGAAGAACCCGGGCCAGATGCCCTACGATCCCGAAACCATCGAGCAGATCACCGGGATCATGGGCGGCGGCGCTCTGCAATACTTCAACTTCGTGAAGCTGGCTGCCGAGATGCCGACCTACGAGGACATCGTGAAGGATCCGAAGAAGGCGAAGTGCCCGCAGAAGCCCGACGCGCAGATGCTTATCTGCTACAGCCTTGCCAACCGCGTGAAGGTGGAAGATGCTGGCGCGGTCATCGAGTACGTGGAGCGCATGAGCAAGGAGTTCAGCGTCACGTTCGCCACGGCAGCCGTGAAGTACAACAACCGGCTGGTCTTCGACAGGGCGTTCCACGAATGGGCCAAGGCGAACAGCTCGCTGATGGCTTCGATATCGGCTCCTACCCGGTAACGGGTAGGCGTCAGGAGGCGCTGTAGTTTAAGCTGCCAAAACAACTCTGGCCATCCCTGAAAGGTGGCCGGCTGGGAGATGCGGGTAAATTGTAGTCCCGTTAGCGCCGTTACCTTTTCAAGTAACAAACCAAGGAGAACCACCCACATGGTTATGGAAGTGACGATCACTCTCCGCATCGACTTCGATACGGTCAACAAGAAGACCAAGGAGCCCCTGATGCTGGAGGTGGTGCAGCGCGCTGCTCGCGAGTTGCTGACCACCGCCATGATGCTGCAGGACAAGCGCGCCCCGCAGGTGGCGCTCCAAGCTGGCGACTACTTCGCCAGCCCCGAAGAAGTCGCGCTATTCCCCGAGGGAGATGACCATGTTTAAGCAAGTAGCTCTGACGGCCGATCAGGAAACCAAGTGGGGCCGCTGCCGCACGGCGTTGCTCTGGCACGCGCCGGCGTTCAGCCACATCCTCTACAACATGCTGCAGAACGGCGGCGGCAAGGACATGGCGATCTTTGTCGACAAGGATGCCGGCATCCCGTATGCGGCAACCGATGGCTTCAACCTGATCATCAACGCCGACACGTTCTTCGACTGGACGCTCAACGAGCAGATCTTCGTCGTGTGCCACGAGATCATGCACTGCGTCTTCAACCATTGCGCCATCGGCATGCAGCTGCAGCAGCGCGGCAAGGTCACGTATCCCGATGGCACCGAGGTCGAATACGACCATGGTCAGATGAACCAAGCCATGGACTATGTGATCAACGCGATCATCAGCGACAGCAAGATCGGCACCATGCCGAAGATCGGCTGCCTCGATCCCGCCATCGCGACGTCGGCCGACAACGCCATGGACACGTACCGGAAGATTTACCAGCCGGGTAACCCGGGCAAAGAGGGCTTCGACAAGCACCTCAAGCCGGGTGCTTCGACTGGCATGGGGCCTGCGCAAGCTGTGCAGCAGCGCAACCCCTCTGCGTGGGCTCAGGCCGTCAAGGACGGTGCCGACGCTGCCCGCGCGATGGGCCGGCTGCCGGCGAACCTCGACCGTGTGCTGACCGAGATACTCGAGCCCAAGGTCGACTGGGCTTCGCAGATCGTCGCGCTGTTCGCCCGCAAGGTCGGCAGCGGCACGTATGACTGGCGGCGTCCCGACCGTCGTCTGATCACTCGCGACGTCTATGCCCCGGGCCGGTCCGGCTTCGGTGCCGGCGACGTGGTGGTCGCGGTGGACACCTCCGGCTCCATCGGTGCCAAGGAGATCGCAATGTTCTTCGCGGAGATGTCCGGCATCCTCGAAGACGTGAAGCCTAAGCGCATGTTCGTCATGTGGTGCGATGCTGTTGTCCATCGTGTGGACGAGCTCGAAGACGGCGGTGACTTGGTAGCTCTGCGCGCCAAGAAAGCGCCGGGCGGCGGCGGCACTTCGTTCGTGCCGGTGTTCGATGAGATCGTGAAGCTGGGGATCGAGCCCGAGGCGTTGGTGTATCTCACTGACGGCATGGGCACCTTCCCGAAGCAGGCACCCCGCTATCCCGTAATCTGGGGCAACATCTATCCGGCAGCGAAGTACCCCTTCGGTGACGTGGTGGACGTCCCCAAACAAGCCGCGTAAGAGGAAGCCTCCTCCCGCATCCTTTCGGATGGTTATGGGCGATGTTGAAGCGCCGGCGGGTTGTCGTATCCCGCCGGCGTGTAGGACAAGCAAGACCGAGTTCGGGGCCTCTTACGCATGAAGGCATGCCCCCGTGAAACCCGGTAAAACCATCCACCCTTTCCCCCATGCAATGGAGCACCCACATGCCCGCATATGCCAAGTTCGTACAGGAAGGCCTCAAGACCGCCTTGAAGGCGATGGCCGAGCGCCACCACAAGCACGTCCGGCTCGACCTGACGCACGACGAGGCCTTCGACCTGATCGTGGCCGACAACCACAAGCAGATCCTGCGCGATGCCGCGCTCTACGCCAAGGTCTACCGCGGCGACGACGACGTTACCCTAGAGGTACCGATCTTCGACAGGATTGAGAACGTCGAGTACCTGCCGGTGTGCATCGGCATGTGCGCCCGCGACGGCATCATCCCGCCGCTCGCGCCCAACGCGCCCGTCTGGAACGGCCACCTGCCGGTGGCGCGGCAGATCATCGAGAGCATCAAGGAGCACCTCAAGATCGGCCGCATCTATGGGCTGGCCGGCTACGCCATTGACGAGCTGGACCGGCTCTGCGATCAGCCGGGGCAGGTGCGGTACCTCTGGCCGGCAGTGATGCAGGTGGCCGCGCACTCACAAAAGCACGAGCTCTCCAACCACAACTTCGTCACGAAATGGGCGGAGAAGATCAGCGAGTTCAAGCGACCGCAGTCGCTGCCGAAGATCTCGCCGGAGATGCGCGCTCTGCTGCAGGAGACGTCTGGCACGTTAACTGCATCTGCTTTCCTTGACGAGGCAGCGCCTTCGCGCAAGCTGGTCGAGGTGACCTTCGTGCAGCCGGACTTCAAGCATGGCGATTGGAACGTGGCTCGCCTATAAGAAAAAGGCCCGACCGGGAGATGTCTCAACCGGCCGGGCCAACCTCCACCCACATAGAGGCGTGCTCTCGCACGTTACCCACCTAAGTAATTTTGCGGAGCAAGTCAATGCCCGATGTTCTTGGTCCCGAGGACCATCCCCTTATCGAGAAAGCCTACCGCATGGAAGACGAGCACAAGCGCCGCAAGGTGACCGTCAAGCTGGACGAGAACACCCGGGACTTCCTGCTCAAGGCAGCGCTGATCGTGGGTGCGGCAGCTGTCATCGCTGCCAACAAAGAGAGCTGGATCTGGCTGGCTGTCATCTATCTGATCGTGTGCTGACATGAACTTTATCACGCTCGACTTCGAGACGTATTACGGGCAGGACTACACCCTCTCCAAGATGACGCCCGTTGAATACATCCTCGACCCCCGCTTCGAGACGATCATGCTGGGCGTGAAGGTCCGCGGGCAGGAGCCCTTCCTGCTGCCGGAGCGAAAGGTCCAGAAATTCTTCGATCTTCTCGACCCCGAGAAGACGGCCACGATCACGCACAACGCGCTGTTCGATAGCTGCATCATGGCGTGGCGTTATGGCTTTGTCCCCAAGCTATCGGTCGACACGCTCGGCATCTCGCGAGCGATGTTGTCCAACAAGCTGCGCTCGATCTCGCTGTCCAGCGTGGCATCGCATCTACAGCTGGGCGCGAAGGGCACCGCGGTCCACAACGCGAAGAACATGCGCGCTGCCGATATCATCGCCCGCGGCATGTGGGACGACTACGCCGCGTATTGCATGGACGACTGCCGCCTCTGCGAGGGGATCTTCAACACGTTCGTCCCCACCGGCCTGTTCCCGGTGAACGAGCTGGCGGTCATGGACATGGTGTTGCGCATGGCCATCGAGCCCCAGTTCTGGATTGATGACGTCGAGCTGCGCCAGCACTACAACGACATCCTCGTGGAGAAGCAGAACCTGCTGGCGAACGCACAGTCCAACCCAACTACACTGTCCAGCAACGAGCAATTCGCGGAGCTGCTGCGCTCGCTCGGCGTCGAGCCCCCGATGAAAGTCTCGCCCACCACTGGCCGCGAGACGTATGCCTTCGCCAAATCCGACAAGGACTTCACCGATCTCCAAGAGCACCCGTCGCTGGCGGTGCAGGCGGTGGTGTCGGCACGCATCGGCGTCAAGTCCACCATCGAGGAGACGCGCACGGCACGGCTGCTGTCCATCGCGCAGCTGGAGTGGCCCGAGAAGTATGTCGAGCGCCGCGCACTCACGACGCCCTTCGCCG